ATCAAAGTATGGTAAAGCATTCTTAGTGTGCGTCCAAAGACCTCTTTGAAGAGCATTAGCTGTAGCATTACCATATCTTACTTCAGCTATGTAGTTATCTTCTTTGTCAATGAATACATATACAGGGTGCTTTCGACCACGACCAGCGATATTTTTCACAATTTTATGAGTGTTTAACATTGCTTTTTCAGAGTCGTAGATTAAAATATTGCAGCGCTTCTTTTTTTCATCGTATATCAGCGGCATTACATTCATCTTACCAAACTCAGCAAAAGCTTCACTGTTAAAAATTGATTCTATTTCGTGAGGGTCGGAGATCTCATTCTTACCAAAGCCCTCTAAATGTGGGAACATCCTCCAATTCTTATCAGTGGAAAGCTGAAGTGGCCCATCACCGTAGGCTTTAAGGCTAACGGTTCTGTATAAAAGCAGTGGCGGTTTTCAAGATACTTTCCTGTCCACCGCCACCATGTTTTGTTTAAGCACTAAACTTTCTTTTTACTTGTCTGCCGCCATTGCTTTTATACTTTGTTGGCTGCAGGGCTTTTTTTATTCAAATATTTCGTTAAAAATTTCAGTCACATCTTCATCAATATTGTCGTCACTATAGTCGGTATGCGGAATATCTAAATTTTCCAAAACGGTCTTAAAACGTCTAAAGCCATGAGAGTTTCGAAGTTCAACCCACTCAATATTTAAACTGTCAAGTTGAGCCTTATTAGTATCTGAAAGTTTGTCTGCAACAAATACTTTGCTGTCCCTTGCTATTACAGCGTCTGCACTTTCTGGATTTCCTTTACCCATTAGCTTTACTTCACATTTATATTCAGTTCCGTCATGCAGTAAGTAGAAGTCAATTTCCCTTTCAAATGCTTCATCAGTTGTGCTGCCAATCATTACTGATTTATAATTGCTGGCAGGAACTTGATAAAGTTTACAAAGGGTTTGCATTAATGGTTTTTCTACTCTTTTTCCGGCTGTACTCCAAAGTCCACCCCTTAAAGCTGCTCGCTTAACTGCTAATGTGTTTATTACAATTAGGCTTTCGCTTACGTTCAAATCAACTGAAACTCCTTTTAGCTTGATGGTTAATGTCAGGTCAAGTTCATTTTCCGATTCTACAAGCTCCTTTATTGAATTGTAAAGAGTTTCATAATGGTCATTTGAGGCATCAATTACTACTTCCTTCTTGGTTGAATTAAACATGTTGCTAATGGTTTTCATGTTTAGACCTGAATTGATTGCAATTTCCTCTTTGGAAAGGCTTGGGTCAAGAAGGAATGCTTTCTTGTACCAATCAACATCTATTTCTTGATTGTTCAGTTTGGCGTTAACAATTTGTTTGAAAAAGTCAATGGCAAATTGAAGAAACTCAGCATTTATTAGAGTTACAACCTCTATTCTATAATCTGCTCCATTAAGGAGTTTTTTGATAATGTTCTTTGCTACTTGTTCCGTTAGTGTCATTTGTTGATTGTCTTATTAAACTCTTTCAATGATAAAAACTGTGTCTTTCTCTCTTTGAATAAGCTATCGTTTTTAAAATGTGTTTTCATGTATTCAAAGTATTTGGGTTCTTGTTCTGTAAGGAAAAAGTGCCTGTCCATACTTTTGGCCGTTCGTCCAAAGGTTCCGCTGCCTCCAAATGGGTCAAATACCAAATCTCCTTTGTAGCTATAGTACTCAATAACTCTTTTGCAGAGTTCAATAGGAAATACAGCAGAATGAACTTTATTGAATGTCGGGTCTATGTGCCAAGCGTTTGTTGACTCAAAATCACCTTTAACTTTACTTTCTTCAACTGTTTCCCTGTCATATTGTCGAATGTTCCAATCAAGGAGTTTGGATGTTTGCTTGCGATAAACCATTAAATATTCAGTCACAGCATTTGGTTTATATCCAAGTGGCTTTCTATGCTGCATGAATCCGCCAACTCTGTTCTTAACACTTGCTTCAGGCTTTACCCAAACAATATCATCAATGAACTCCCACCCCATTTGAACTAGGAAATGATGAATGTCAAAAGGAATAGGATAACGTTTAGAAGAATGTTGTCGGCTAATCCTTGGGATTATGATTGGCGAAGTGTTTACAATGAGAAAGCGTCCCTCTTTGGTCTTGTTGTAAGTCAGTTGAAAAACTTCTTCTAAAAAGTCTAAGTACGCCTGATAGCTTGGGTAAATAGAGTAGTCTCGTGCATTGTAATATGGAGGGGAGGTGAAGGTTAAATGAAAACTTTCATCAGGAATGAGTTTAAGAACCTCACGAACATCATCATTGACAACTACATTTTTTAAAAAATCGTAAGATTCAGTATGCGGTTGTTCAGACGTTTTCTCGTTTGATTTTGCGAAATACTCCTTGTAAATAACTTTTGTCACCATTTCATTTTCATGATTAATAAGTGACTTGAGTTTTTCGTCAACTTCTTTTTTGCCTTTAAATACTAATAAGGCTCTAATTGCTTGACATACTATTTTTGGGTCAGTGTCGCCAAGAATCTTGTAAAGTATTTCTTTCGCGTTTTCAGACCGTTGTCTGCCTATTGACGAAACGGCTTCTCGTCTAATTTCCGTCACTTCGTCATTTAAGGCAGTCTTTTCCAAATGTGGTATGTAGGTCGTGTCCTTTAATTTCCCGATTGTTTTGGTTGCCCAAAGACGAACATGTTTGTTTTTATGCTCTAACAGGTCAGGCAACCAGCTGCCGTCAAAGTCATTGGGCAGATACCCTAAGTTCTCAAGTATATAGACGATTCCGCTACCGTCATTTTGAGATTTGACTAACTCGCCAATAGCACCATTTCCTTCTTTTTTGAGTTCGTCTATGTACTGTTTTGTAATCATATTATTTGTTTGTACAAAGTTATCAACTTAACTGAAATTTTTGTTTTTTGCAGCCTTGCAGCCAACATCTGAATAAACACCGTTTCAATGGGGTTTATTCGACGTTAGCATCGCCACCTACGACGAGCCGCTTTACCACGCTCTCCAGTCCACCCCTTAGAACGAGCACAAAAAGACTTTCTTCTGGCAGCGCGTTTGCCAGTAGGATTCTTCTCAGTAACGGCAGTCTTCAGCTTAGAACCTGGGTTCTTACGCCTATAAGCACGGACACCCTTCTTAGTCATTCCGGCGCCTTCCTCAACAGTCCTGAAATTACGACCCTTACCCTTTGTTGTCTTCCTGATCTTCATTTCTTGTACGACCTGTTTTTCTTAGCCGTCTTAGCGGCCTTCTTAAAAGCCTTATCAGTAGGAGCTCCCTTCTGACCAACCTTACGCATCTTCTCTCCTGATCCAGCAGCAATGCGCTTACGCTTCTTATGAATGTTCTCGTATAGACTCATACTCCTTTGCTTTTCATCCCTTCCGAATACTGTACTAACTCAGGCTCCCTAATGCTGATACCTAGGAACGACAATGCCCCCATAGCTATCTTGTTGAACGCTTCTTCTGGCGCGTCGATATCAACGCTATTAGAGGGGTCATACACAGGGCGGTTATTAACAACAATATAGCTCCATTTCGGGATGTCAGGTTGACGGAGGTACGTAAACTTAACACGATGGATGCCCTTCTTCGGGAATATCTGAACAGTAGACGAATATAACGTGCAGATCGGATCAGATACAGAAGGATAGATAATACTACTCCCCAAATAATCTCCAAGCTCATCATCACGCACTAGCTTTACGTCGTTCTCGTATTCTTTTACCGGACGTGTCTCCTTATCAGTGGGACTATAACCGCAGATGTTATTATCGGTAGTTCCTTCATACACCTTATAGACAGCCCTCATAGAGCTAAAGTGTAGGTATGCTGGGCACACCTGTTTATTGATGTCCGTAGTGGTGCCATTAGGAACGTCTATCGAGCCATCATCAGGGGCAAACTCCCTAACCTCTTTTAGGTGTCTGAGATTATCCGTGATCTTAGTGGTCATCTCATATCCGTACCTAGGAATAGGACGACCTGGCTGATACTCCTCCTCATTATTGTACTGCTTCATCGTCCACTCTTTCAGTGCTGATTCAGCAGCTAAGTTGAAGTCAGGAGGGGTTATCGTTCCTCTGCCATTCTTATTAGAGATGAAGTCTACAAATCGCTTAAACTTATCTATGTCGATAGCCATAAACCTTACGTCCTAGTTACATGAATAGTTACAAGGGCCTTACCTCCAGCGGTAGACTTAGCTGTGGTTAGGCTCATAACATCACCGTCTGACAGCGTGTTGTTTGCTGATGGTGTAGACGTCTGAGCCGTATTCAACGCAGCAGATGCGGAGAATGTGATCACTCCGCCAGTCATTGTTGTCCCAGCGTTGTTCTTAGGGGTTATCGTGCCAGAATCCGTTCCGGCGATAGCCTTCGTAACGATAGCGTAAATATCTGTAACTGCGCAATCAAAGGGAGCTTTCCACTTGTTGTCGCACTGCTCTCCAGTCTCAAACGATACCGGAACAACAAACGCTTCATACGTCAGGCTGTCCTCCACTTTTGCTACCGTAACATTATTATCCGCAATTTTTGCGGTGGTTACGTTATCGTCAGCAATCTTTACCGTAGTGACAGCATCAGCAGCTAACTCAGCAGATGTTACAGCAAGAGCGTCAATCTTTGCTGTTGTTACAGCTCCAGCGGCAAGTTCAGTAGTATCGACAGCTCCAGCAGCGATGGTAGACGAACCACCGCGAGATAGCTCCATCCACTCGTTCTCCTCAGAGTCCCACTGTAACGTCAGGCGGTCTTGAGGGTTGGTCAGGACTAAATCAGCACCCGTAGCCAGCTTAATGTTACCGTTGTTATGCTTTACCGTAATCGCGGCTCCAGAGCTAGCAGCAACCAAATGTATCTTATCACCGTCAGAAGACCCACTAATGTTTATCGTGTCGAGATTATCAGCAGCAGCACCTTCTCCGGCAACCCTGAACGTCATATCCGAAGCCTTGCGTGAAGGAATGACTACACCACTACTGATTGTAATAGTATCAGTGTACGGATTGTTCTGTAGCGACTGAGTTACGATAAAGTCCGTTATTTCGACAGCGTTTGTCAGGTCGAAAGCAGGGGCGTTAGAACCACACCCAGCACATCCGGAAGAATCAAAGTTAGCGTTTATGAAGAAACGAAAACCATCTTGAGGGTCATAAATCTGATCACTACCGGAACCGCCCGCCATGTTTTCAATAGTATACTTAGTAGACGACCCATCGACAATAGAGATGGCATACCCATTAGCCTCAACGCCTGGGTTTACCGTCCTGATGTAAACATCATCTCCAGCGTGTGCAGCTACATACGTATCGCTACTGGCGTTGATAACGTCAGTGATATCTTCAGCAAGCTCTGACGTGGTAGTACCTCCAGCATAATTCGTTGTGCCCCCAACCGAGGAAGCGTTAATCAAAATCAGAAATGTACCTCCGCTTGCGTCAATAGTATCGACTGTAATCTTACCTTCCGCAGACCGCGCTTGTATGGATGCAGCTACAGTGCCAAAAGCCTTAAAATCACGAACACCCTGTTGATTGTTGACGAACGATCGGTTTACCGTAGTGCCATCAGGCTCTACAACGTACAGCCGACCATTACCATTACCTAAATATTGTATCGCACTCATTATGCCATAAATGTTATGTTAAACCTTACGCTCTCCAGCACATTGTCAAGCAATGCCCCAGACATCGGAGCGCCACTCGACGTTACTATCGAAATGTTATGCTGATCGTTAGTTCCTCCCCACTCTACAAACTCTATACTGATTCTCTGCCCGTCATCAGCTTTTGTCGATGAACCACCTACTAATGTAGATTCCATAATATCACATCCAGTCATATAGTGTGTTGTGGGAGCGATCAAGAATCCAGACACTTGGAATGAATTAGCACTCGTACCCCAACTAGCACCTGTATTGTTATTGTCCACCGACAAGCCTCCTGAAGAAAACACATTACCGTACACCTTGCTGTCGTTAATCGTTACCGTGGGGACTTTCCCGGGATTCATCGTAATAGTAACGTCAAACGTTAGTATGTCAGGAGTGGATATACTCAAGGTGTTCGCAACCTCATAGTTCTTATTCCCCGAAGCATCAGTAGTTTCTGTAACCGTCACACCCGAACCTGCGCTCACCGTAGTATTATACGAGTTGTTCAGCTTGGTTAGCAACGCTGGCTCTAGCTCCACAGTGTATGTCGTGGTTCCTCCAGCAGTAACAACAGTCACGTCAATACCGCCTCCAGCGTCAACAACGAATGTTTGACCGTTACCGTTCAATCCTTGGACTAGCACAGGCTCACCATTAGAGCACCCACACCCGTCGTCAAATTGACCAATTTTCTTTATCTGCACCAAGTATTCCGATACGTCAGCAGACTTTCCGCAGCGAATAGCCTGTGATGCAGCGAAAGCAATAGCACATACGTACTCGAACTTCTCTCTTAGAACTTCTTCTCGCGCTGTACCCTTAGCTGCCTGAAGTTTATCCCATAGCGTATGTATGCCACAATAAACATCACATAGGTTGGGGTCACATGCAACGTCAGCACGGGTGGCTCCGGATATACTATCGTAGATGAAAGCATCACCACCAAGACTGTAAGTGACGAGCGTAGTAATCGTGCTAGTGTACTGTAAGTTCTGATTCTTTACAACATATACCGTTGATGTCGTTACCGTCTTAGAATCGCCTCCGTTAACCTCAGCCTTATTAGCTACTGCCGGATACTGTATACGGTGATCACGACTATTGATCGTAGGGGTTATGCCATTAACGGCGTAAGAAGTATTGTCTGTAGACGTCAGTAGTGGTAGGTTGCAGTCAACAGTAATATCAAGGTCTATCGTGGGCTCTGAGTAGTTTAGCGTTACAGTCTTAGACCTCAAAACAGTGTATGATTGGCTAATCGACCCTCCGGCTACCTGAACGGTGTAAGTGAATACATAGTCTCCCTGCATTACCGAGCCGTCACCCATTAGCGGTAGGGCCACCCCTGAGAACGTCAAAGACGTGTCAGGGTCTATATCAGGGGATCCGAAGTTAGTGTTGTTATATACTACTGAGCCGTCAGGAGCCACAATCTTGAAAACGCCAGCAGCGACAGCTTTAGATACTCCCTGTCCTGAATAGTCCGTGGTGTCCTCAAAATCAAACTCCTTTGTGGATGCAGCGTAGTCAAATGTAACCTTGAAATTTACCGTGCTTAACGCCATTTTGTAACCTTTTCGTAACGATTACAAAGATAACCAATAAAAAAGAAAGGGAGCCATAAGCTCCCTCTCTCCCTTTACCAATATGAAACGCCATGAGAAAAACGTTGTCGCAATATAGTATTACTTCAGTTGACTCGCAAGAAATTCCAAGAATTTTCCATCTTTCTTCATTCGGTCTTTCAGCTGAGTGGGTGTCAGTTTCTCCTCATCGCCCTTCTCTCCTTTGAAGTAGAAGTTCATGCTCTTGAGGCGAACTACACCAGCCTCTTTCAACTCAGTGATCAGAGCGTCTACCCAATCTACCTTTCCGGAAGGCTCAGAAGAGTTATCAAAATTCTCATCATCTTTCTTCTTAGGCTCTATCAGGTCGCGCAACTCATCTACGTAGTTCATCCACTCCTGATCTTTAGTAGCTAAGTCAGACATGTGTAGAACAGCATTTCGACCATGGGCTGTCAGGATAGACTCGCCGTCTTGATTTAGGATGGTGTTAGCACGTTCATCAAATTGTAATAGGCCACGCGATATAGCCTTACTGATGATATACTGATTCTTACTCTTAGGATCGTTCAGCTTCTCGAATATCTTATCCGGATTCTTAAACGCAATGTTTAGTAGGATGTCGCGAATCTCACTTGTGGAGTAACGCTCGATAGCTGATAGCGAACCATGGTTATCGATAGTCACCATACCAAGCGCCTTAATTCCGTGAGGATCCATGTCGAGGATTGTCTGCTCAACTTTGATTCTACGCTCACGGGTATGGTTACGCTTCAATGCGTTAGACTCGCTATCGAATACTTCAGCGATAATAGAACGTCCAGGAATACGGTGCTCGTCATTAACGCCTCCAGCAACATTGCCAGACAATAGCAAGAATGTTAATAGGTTTGTCTCTCGATTACTAACCGATAAAGCGCCGTTCTGAATTAGAATACTGGTAGGTCGCTTTAAGGCTCTATCCTTATCGTCATCTGACATCTCATCAAGGAATACCGTGTGTGAACCCGCCTTATAGACGATTGTACGGTTATGCCCCTTGATAGGGTCGAAGATTTCACAAATAGAAGGAATGTTCTCTGAGAATGGGAACTTACCGTTGTACTTCTTTCGCTTCAAACGGAATACCCAAGTGTCTTTTTCTTTAGCTCTCTCGCGAGCTATTTCTGCGAGGCTTGTAACCTCTGACTCCTTTGGAGCCTTTGGTGTGCTTAATTGTGGCATTATATTAGATTTTAATTATTAGGCAATAAAAAAGGGAACCCCAACCAAAAGGCGGGGCTCCCGTATAGTCAAAACTTAGGATCGCTTGAAGTATCCAGTAGTGTTAGCTCCGATAAGCTGGAAACCAACCTGCATGATGTATCGAACCTGCAAGAAGTCCTTACCTGTATCACCCTGCTCAAGGCCGTTGTGAAGGTAAGTCTCAAACGCGCGGCTCTTACCATTGCTAGCAAGGTATCGCATACGAATCGTAGGCACTCGCTCAGGCATACGGTCTTCACCTTGGATAGTAGCGTTCTTAGTAGGGAAGTGGAATCCTTCGTAAGAGTAGCCATATCCTGATGCTCCGGTTGTCTGAAGGTCAACGAATGACTCAAGGCAACGCTTGTGGAACATTGTAGAACCGATCTTAAAGCTGGTGAACCCAAGGTCAACAGTCTTATCCTGATCGCCGTTAAAGCTACCATACTGGATTGCTCCGTTCTTCAATACATCTCGCAACTCACGGTCAAGCTGTAGGTCAAGGTCTGGCCCAACCATCATAATGTGGTCGTTACCTGCCTTAGCCTTCTGTAGAACAACAACGTGGTCTTCAAGGTCAGATAGAGTAAGACCTGAAACAGCGTTATAGTTCTTCACGTTACCTCGGTCGATGAACTCATATACTAGACCACGAGTGGTAGTACCTGGATTCGTCACAGGGAACGCTGAGTTAGCAAGAGCAGTGTTAGACAGAGGCTCCTGAAGAAGCAGCGTAAGGTCACGCTTGTTCATAGCTCGTACAGTACCCGCATCTTCACCTTTCAACATGTAAAGACCCTTCTCACGATCAACCCATTCCATAAGGTGCTGAGCTGTGTTAGAGCTCTCCCATGTCTCACGGATGATCTGCAAGTTAGAGGTGTACTTATCATACTCATCCTGCATTGCATCAGGAGTAGTAGAGAATTCACCAGAAGCGTTACCGATGATGATGATTTCGTCCGCAGTCGAGATAGAAGGGATAGAATCAGCATCGTTCAGTGGAGTAGCTGCAAATGTTCCGGCAGACTTGTTTACCGAAGTAACGAAAGCCTGAATGTAGTTTCCAGAAGATGCAGTCGTTCCTGTCGCTGGCTTGATCTCGATGATATCGTTCTCACGAACCGGAATAGCCGTTTGGTTAGGAGTAACCGACGTATCATAAGGAGATGCGTTTCCGTAAGACACAGATGCGTTAGCCGCAAGAGTGAATGTTACAGAAGCACCAGCAGCTCCAGCTCCGGCGTTAGTAGCGCGGATCTTAGGATACTTTCGAGCCTCTTCATACCAACGGTACTCAAGCTGAGATGTCGGAGCCTCAGCACCGAAATACTCTAGCATACCACCGAAGAAGTTTAACTTTTGCTTTCCGAAGACCTTATATAGTTGTGGGTCTACGTCCGGCTTTAATGCGTCGTAATAACTCAGAAAGTTATTCGACCGGGGGGTATCAAAACCACCCTGCTGATAAGCAGTAGGACTTGCCATTGTTTTATCGTTTTGTCGTTATTGTTTTTTTCTTTTTCTCTTTAATCCCCGAAACGACTGCTTCTCAACATTCGTTCAAAACCCGACGTTTTCTGTGTTTCATTTCCGGTAGGCTCACTTCCTGAACTAAAATCCTTGTTGTTGATCTTATCGACCGTTCCTTTCTCGGCTTTAGCACTAGCCTCCTGCCAAGCGAGGTTTAGGATTTTGTCAAGGTTGTTCACCACCAACATATCTTGCTGCCATTTTCCGAAGTCTACATTTCCGGAGTCATCAACATATCGGCTCATCAGGCCATTGACCATTGAACCCTCTACCGCCGACTTATCGTCTTGGTTTAATTCGTAGTTGATGCTTCCGACAACTTCACCATTAGCGTCCTTGATTTCAAAGGTTTCCTTATCGTACTTCCCTATGTTATCTCGAACTTGGTTTGTTAGCTGCTCGATATACTCTTTGTTTGGTTGATCAGCCGTCGCTGCCTGACCAATGCCAAACTCAATATCATCTATGTTAGGAAGGCTGTCTTGCATTGACTTCATATCACTCAATGCCTTCAGCTTCATTCGCTCAAATTCAGCGTCTAGTTTGTCAAGCTCCCGTTCGGTTATCTCATCGTTGTCAATCATTTCCTGACGCTCCTCATCACTTACGAATAGTGCGTCAAACCTAGATAGCTCTGCATCAATGATTTTGTCATTGATATTTTCGTTTTCCAAGTACATCCACTCAGTAATGAGTCCAACCTCATCGTTCTCAGCCATGTCGTCATAATCAACGCCATCTATGTCATAGTAGTCGTCAAGCGTTATTCCATGCTCTTCATACAACTTGTCATCAACATAGTCGTATACTTCGTTGATATTCTTAAATGACGGAACCTCCTCTTTGGGCTGCTCTGTGTCCTCATATGGCTTCTGTTCGGGCTCCCCTACCTTTTCATCCGCAGGTTTTTCCGCACCTTCTTCCGCAGGCTTCTCCGAACCTTCCTGACCACTCTCGCCTTCAGGCTTCTGTTCGGTTTCACCTTCTGGAGACTCTTGCGCCTCTTGAGAACCTTCAGGCTTACTTTGCTGTTCGCCTTCCTGTTCATTATTCAAAGAACTATCATCTTTCTCTTCGCCTTCGGCGCCTTTGCCGCCAAGGGCTTCAGCAACCTTTTCGATAGGCAGATCAAAACCATCCATAATTAAACTTGATTTTAATGTATTTGTAACTTATGCAAAAGTAATGAATCTTATTATTTTATGTCCTGAGCTGCGCCAATAGGGTTTGTTCCCAATTCGGGATCACGCATCCCCGGAATAGTATTGCCTGTATCGCCTATGTTCGGCTCGTCCTCCTTCTCCTCTTTTACGTCTTCTCTCTCCATTGCCAATTCATTAGCCAGCTCTATTTGGTCGAGCTTGTTCTTACCTTGGATGTGGTCACGTAGTCTCCACCCTTCATTTACTACCTGCTGCAACTTCATCTTCAACTCGTACTCCTTCTCTAAGTTTCTCAGCTCTAAATCGTACTTAACCTGTTCTTTCTGCGCTTCTGCCTGACTTCTCGCCTGTGTTACAGCCATCTCTCGCTGACCTACGATCTCCTCCTGCTGACGCTGCATCTCTATCTTCTCCTGTTGACGCACCCTCTTACGGTACTTTAGCATTGCTTCTGCTTTCTTGTTGTTAGACATTCGCATGATCTCCATGCTGTCTTCCATGGTGATATCGCCTATTTCGACAGCCTTATTAACCGTCTCTCTTAGACGCTCTGTTTCCTCTGCACCCGGAAGCATCTCAGTCTTAATGCCCAACTCTAGGTAGGTAATCCTACTCTCTAATGTTTCTATAGGAGCTACACCGAGCTTTCCAATAACAGGCCTATAGTCTTTCAACCCGAAGTCCTCTGCCTTATCCTGAACCATTCGAGCAATAGTCATGGCGGTAGGTTGGTAGATACCCTCAGCCCACGCTTGGAATAGCTCTCGGAAGGCGTTGTTAGCATTTAGTATCTGTAGCTTTTGAATACCTACGAGCGCTTTCTCATCAGGCTGTTGTGCATCCATAGGCCCGATGCCAGTCTCAGTGATTATCTGCTCTACCTCAAATTGTATCGCCTCCATGAGTGGCCGAAGGCTATCCTGTATGCCATTGCGAAGTTCCTCAATAGGCTTGCCATTCATGTACTCACCGTCAATACCCTGTCGGTCGAATATGAGTATACCCTTCTGCTTGTATAGCTTTATCAAGTCCATGGACTGCATGTCCACACCCTTAATTACTACATCGTTCAAAGAGTTTACGTCAATAGCAATTCCTGGAGGCGTAGATTCTGCCACCACCTGACGCATCTTCAAGGATATCAACTGAATGTTGTCAAGGTGCGTTCTAACCTTTTCCGGAATAGGGTTGCGACGCCCGTACCGTGGGTTTATCTGATAGCCCTGAAATTTCTTGAACAGATCTGAGGATATGTAGTCAGCACCACGGGGTCTGATCATGTTCTTGCCCTTTCCCCAATAACCCATCTTATTGATGCAGGTGATGTATAGCCCCTCATACTCCATCTCCACACCTTTAGAGATACGCTCCTTATTGTACTTAGACTCTTTGGGCGCTTCATAGGTGAACCCCTTCTCATTAAGGTGGTGGTTCCCGTACTTATTCTCTTTCCACTCCCAATTCTTTAGGTCATAGCTGTAGAATAGGAAGTCTAAGCACTCTATTCGGTAGTCATCGTATGCGTATGGCTCTCCTTGGTAGTACCCATCCTCATTGTAGTGGCTACCCCATCTCCAGTCTCCGTTTCCGTTTGTGCTGGCAGACTGTCTAGCCGCCTTGAACAGGTCTTCTTCTGTAATCTTCTGGAACCCCTTCTTCTGAACAATCTCCCTAAGCTCTCTTACGGACATCATCTTAACCTCTCCGAAGTAGTTACAGTCGTTGAATCGAGGGTCGTTAGTGTACGGATGAACCACATGTTCGATATCCACATATCTCATGCGAATCTTGTTGTTGTAGTCGAACCATATCCGGACAAATCCTTTGTAGTTCTCCACCAAGTCTCTTACCACTCGCTTTTTTACCGTCTCCCAATCGTTTCTCAGAAGCTCGAAGTCTACAATCTCCTCCATGGCTACACAGATGTCAGGCTTGTACCCTAACTCCATGTGCAGGTTTATCTCCTCCTCATTGGCGGGAACAAAATCGTGTCGCGGCTCTAACGGCACTCCAAGCTCATCTTCCAACTTTTTAGCCACCTCATGTTTGATCATCCTACCGTACAGGTCGTCGTATGCTTCTGAGCGTTCAGTCTCGGCATACGGGTCTATAGCATCGAAATGTACTTTGTAGTCTGTATTTATGATGTTTCCTACAATGATGTCTATAATCTTAGGCATCGGGGAAACGATAGAGAAATCAATGTTGTTGTATAGTCCGGAACCCGGCTGCGTTAACTGCGGGTCTAACTTAGGGATGTATTGATCTGAGTCTTGCTTCCCCTGAGCGTACAGTCTATTGGTGCGTATTTCTTGCTGGTGTCCTGAGATTACGAATTGATCCCAATGCCTCCAATAGATTGCAGAACCCACTTTGACGCCAAAACTGGGGTCATCCTTTACTTTAGGGTCTATGTGGTCATTAGGAAACGGATTGGCTTGGCATTTCGCCTTTACGTGTGCCTCAGAATACTTCGCCATTACAACATACTGTTTGATGCAAAGATAAGGATTTTGTAACCTTTAGAATTTACTCCAAAAGCTAATCATCCTATCCTATTGCCATGCCTGTCGAATAGCGGGAACGGAAAGTCTTTAGGGCGCTTCTCTCTACCTTCTTTACTATCCTCTTCCTCCTGCCTTCTCTTAGCCCTATCTTTTATAGCACACACAATGGCAAGCCCTGACGCTACCGTGGCATCATACTCAGTCCAGTTATTCACGTCGAATCTTAACCAGTCATTCAGTAGGTGATCAAAGGAACACTTACCGTACATATCCGATATCAGGTCGTTAGGACTTACTCCTAAATCTTCTATCTGCACCTTATCACTTATAGAGCCAACAAATTTGTAGATATAGGTGTTTAGTTGGTCTACCAAGTATTGTCGGGCAGCCTCTCCAGCCATAGATATACCGTCAGTCCACTTTCCGGTAGAGTCCTTAGTGTAGTCTTTTCTCTGAAGCCTCTTCACATACCCGTAGAATCCTTGGTTTTTCATCCACTGTATACACCATGGCTTCTGATTCTCTATCAGAGCATGCCATCCGTAGAACATGGAAACCTTCATAACATCTTCGTAGAACACCTGGGATAGGGCTGGCCTATTAACATACTCGAATACGAACATATTGGAGGCATACATCTCCGTGGGCGTGTAGCTGCGGAACCCATAGATTGCTGCATTGGACTTCTTTCCTGATACTGTCTGATCATGGTCAAAGGGGTCAACACCTATGCCACCACCAGAAGGGTCTTTAGGGGCGACAAATCTCCCCGTGTCTCTGATCAGGTTACGCTGATCTGCCGGAGGCATCCACGCCACATTGAACTTACCATTGGGGTCTACCTGAAATTCCACACCTCTCTTAGTGTCCGGATTGCCCCACACGAAGTTTCCTGTTACGATTCCGTCAGAAACAACAGTGGCGTTCCACTCTTTCTGCTCCTGAATTTTGTAGGTTGGGAACGTCTCTCCCTTAGAATCCTTAATGAAAGCGTCATTGATATCCATTGGATACTTACGCCTTTCGATATTAAGGTCGTTGCCATGGACTCCATCACGACGCCTTCTCAGCCACTCGCGGGATCCTATCGTCATCTCATCACCATAGATGTTTATGTATGGCTTTTCGGGTGTTTCAACGACAGTATACCCGTATTCATCTACACATGAGAAGAACCCATATTGTGCTGGCTTGAATAGTCGGTATAGACCGGACATTGTAGTGCCGTCCCCCTTTCTCTTATTGGGATCTGACTCATCCCATATTTTACTTACAACATCAACGCCCTTTCTATCAGTGTCTTCAACAGTAGAGGATAGGTACGCCTTACCGATAACCTTACCACCAACTTCGAGACAGGGCTTAACGATATACCACCTATTACGAATGTCTATCTTAGTTTTCTTTCCTATCTCATCATGGTACACCCTTAACAGTTTAGAGCCATCATAGGCTTCTTCGGTAGACGGTTGGTAGTCGATAAAGCTATCGAGAACATCTTGGTAGTCAAAATGCTTATTGGCACTAGCCCTTCTCGAAGGCTCTTCAAATCTCAGTTCCTCTTTTGGGTTTGATCCTGACGACGAAACAGGCCGCCAGAACTCTGGGAGCTTTTTCCATGCGTGGACGAGTTTCCGGAATACTTTTTTAGCGTCCCCGTCAGTTTTGCTCTGTATACCAGACTGTGCGTTTTTCGCTTTAGTCGTTGCTTCATAGATTATGTTTGTTCCTTTGTATGTCTTTCCTGAACGACGGTCACAGATATACACTAATCCGTAACACTTTGGGTCTTTCTCGCAGTGATCCCACACATAGTAGAAGTCTCTATCTGCATCAACGAAGAATGGGAGCCCATCATCTAAGTACCAATAGGCACAATAGAAGTAGTGCAACCCCGTAATGTATTCTATGTTTCCGTTGTTGTAGAACCAATAACCCTCATTCCTCCTCCTTAGCTCCCTCTTTACGAAGGCGACATCCTCATCTTCTAAGCCTATCCTCCACGACTTATTATCAGCATTATTTCCAGATATTATTCGTGACAGTCTTTTAACATACGACTGATCAGGAGGCGTAAAACGCTGCTCCTTCATAGGCAGGTCGTGACCAGCTATTTCAGTCTTATGAGGTGGTTCGGGCAGCGTTATCTCATACTCGCCGATTGTTCTCTTTCGCTGAAAGCTCTTAGGGCTCTGAACTCTATTTCTCTTCTTTGGACTCATTCAATAGCTCCTCCATTGCACCCCCAGGCTTCTGCTTATCATCAATAAACTCCATTATAGGGGATATCTTCTCCTCCATCTCGTCAAGGTCTTTAAGCATAGGCCAGACCTCCTTGAACAACTTTGTCATTCGCTCAAATGTCTTATCCGAAGCGTCAGATATTGAGGTGGGGTGGAACAAGTCTACCTCCTTACCTTCGACCACTATCTTTTTACTCAGCAACACAGCCAAGTCGTCAGCCTGTTTCTTTAGGCCACGATACATCTTAGCCGTAGTGCTGGATGCCGATAATTCAAAAACCCTGTTTTCAAGGTATTTAATGTATTCAGCATCAGATAGCCCTTTGGGTCGCTCTAACTTATTCTTCGATTTCGACATCTGTAGCTACTGCGTAAATATCCTTCTCGTACATAACGAAGAACTCTTTCTCCTCACCATTGATCAACAGTGATTGCGTGGCCTTGTTATGCTTAGGGTAGATTACATATTCATCCCCCTTTAGCTGTGTTGGAGCATCCTTAGTTCCTGGGCCGTTAGATTCGACCTTACCGATGTTTAGGGGCTCCCTCACAGAGTCAGGAATGAATATACCTCCCTTAGTCTTCTCTGATTGCATCATAGGGGTTACGAATACAAACCCATTGATAGCTCTCCAGCTTTTTACGTTTACCTTTGCCATAGTTATTTGTTTTGATCGTATAAATACTCGTATATCTCTCCAGGTACATGAGCTGTAGTCTTAATAAGGCCAAGCCCCTGAAGTTCTGTTAGGTGCTTAACATCTGAGCCATTATCCCCTCTCTTCTTCCTATCTCCACCATTACCCCATATCGTCCTGAATGGCACCTGAAGCATGATTTCTTTTCGGATAGCGCATAGGTGTCCAGGAGGATTCTTAATGACTGTCATAGACTTACCGTCTTTGATGTAGTCGGATATCTCTCTCTTTTGGTCAGCCTCTCCGTAGATTGTCTTTCCGGTCTTAACCCAATCATCACCATCCTTGTTGTAGACTCCCAGCTCTATCGTTATAGCGTCAACATCGGGATTCAATACTATCTTATCTACAATACGCTTTACAGCGTCAGGTTTAGGCATATCGTCATCGTCCCAATTCATTATAAACTTAGCGTCAGCCTTCATCGTTAGCTCGTTACGCTTTGATCCTATGGGTAGTAATCCACCGTCAACCTCAGTGTATATCCGAACTTTCACCTTAGTCTTCTTAACATCCCAACTGTATATCTGCTTGTAAAGCTCCTTCGTTAGTCGTGTCAACATCTTCTGACGTGTGTAGATAGACGGAATCACAATAGCTAAATCCCAATCGGGATCTTTGAAGTGCTGTAACTGCTCCTCCATTCGCTTCTTCTGCACCCCGTAATCGTACATGCTTTTGTAGTCCTCTATCGTAGGTACTGCCGCCATCTCTTCGATGTTAGCCTCTTCCTCATTCTGATGTAGCCATGTGGGTTTAACCAGCTTGTACGGTGGTTCTATACGCTTAGTGTCGTCATTATACGTTCTCTTCTTAGAGTTGTGCACGTGGAAGCTGCGTATAGTCTTACATGGGTTTAGTACGCGATACCCTGCTGAAGCTATCTCGTATGCTATGCGGTTATCACACCCCGGTATTCCAAACTGTATGTTCCCGTTAATACCGCGTATATCACCCCTAAATATCCACGCGTCCTGAGAGTCCGGATGTGCATGTAGGTGAACATTGCCATTATTGAACAAGTCCCACCTTGACAGAGCGTAACACTGATCTTCACGTAGCGACGCCACAATGTTTAGTAAGTCAGGGTCGGTAAAGAATATGTCAGCATTAGCGATTATCTTAACATCTGACGAAGTTTTGTTTAGAACCCTGATAAGGTCGTTATACGTCTGTCTCTGACGAACGCAGTAGTGACGGAGCCTCGGATGCTCAATGCCGATATTGTGATCTTTCTTCTCTGTTACCACAATGAGTTCTGTAAGGTATTCGCACGATAGATTCTCTATAGCTGCTATCTGAAACTCTATCTCCCTCTCCTTAGATCGAGACTGGTAGTATGGTATAGCTATTGTAATCATAACTTATTCCTCCATTCTCGGTGTAACTCAATGATATTCCTAACCATGTGGTTATATGTGTAGTTGTTTCTGACAAATTCTTCTCCCTGACGTGCTATCCTTCGGGCTTTCTTCTGATAGGTCTTACCCCTGTAGTGACGTACTAATGACATCAGCCCCTTAAAATCTTCATACGCAGCTTCAGTGTTTATTCTCGAAGCCTTCGTTTTGAACACCAATAGATGCTCTTCATCGTTAAAGTCTTCTTCAACGCCTGGATATGGATGGGTGATTGCTAAACATCCGGAACCCATAATCCTCAACAGTCTATCGGAGAAGTACCCCTCATAGTTGAAGTGGCTAAACGATATCGCCATTTCAGCACCACGGTATATCGACGCCTCTGTATTCTGACTGAGCATGATGTTACGTGCGTTCTTGATCATTCTCGGAGGGTATCCACCACCAAACAGGCCAAACTCTTCTCCATACTTCTTAGTCAGGACTTTTGCCATCTTATAGCGCATGTCTGAGTTAGGAAACTTCTGATGGTAGTGGTTCCCCATGAATACGATTGGAGCAGCAGCCAACTTAGGGCCCGTAGGCTTGAATATCTTATGGTCGTATCCTATCTGCAAGAAGTCTGTGCGGTAGCCGTCCTTACGCATGTCCTCGACATTCTTCTTGTTACTGAATAGCGTTACAACGTATGGAGCCACTTCATAGTACCACTCAGGTATCTTAGAACGAACATCTCCAGTCCAGTTGTATATATATGGACATACTCTCGATATCTCCTCAATAACTTCTGTGCGAACTCGTCCCTCGCCCTGAATCTGTAGAAATACAATGTCTGGACGGAAGCCGTCTACAGCATCTATCAACTTCTTATTGATGTCCATGGTGTCCACATGGAGTTGCAGTGACACTGACTCTTCTCTTAGCGCCCTAGCGAATCCATGTAGCTGGCCACGGTCTTTAGGCGCGTTCAGCCCTACGTGAAGTATCCGATCCATTCAATAACATTTGTTGAAGCCTGTCGGTCATCAGGACTTCGTGTATTTCATTACTAATCTTCTCCAGCTCTTCGGTCACATCCACATCCTCGTCTGAGGCGTAAACCTTGGATATGTCAAACACTTTTTCGTCATCTCTAACAAGTGCTACCTCCACTCTCGTCTCCTCCTTAGTGTAGTCAACCGTCTCCCGTATCGACAGCCCTAAGTTAAGAACAGATTTCGTAAAATCCATACTCATAAGTAAATAAAAAAGCCCTACCTAAAGTATAGACAGGGCAGTATATGTTATGTTAATAACGTGTTCAACTTCAGTTAATTCAATTATATTAAAACAAGATGTCTCGGAAACTCTTACAGAGTCACCAGTCCGGTAGTAGATGCTCCCGAAGGAACGTCATATCCGGTCTTCAATGTGATCACGGTCTTGCCTCCTGAGAAGGCGCTCGACTGTACCACAAAGAATCCATCGAAGTTCGTTCCTGACACCTGGAAAGCAGTGTTTAGAGTGAACTCTGATGTTTTGTCTCCGTTAGCAGCAGCCAACGAAATAGTGTTGTTAGTAGCGTTAACTTCGTCAAACGAGTAGCTTGTCACTCCGGCCTTCGTATTGAAAGCAGCTTGAACAGTTACCAATGTTTGAGATGTTACGATAGGTTTCGGTTGTGCGCCAGCCTCATCGTAGTATACCGTAGCCACGCTTCCAACTTCTTCGATTGCCCGCGTGCGCTCAGTAGCCACATACATAGTGACTGAATCAGGAACGGTAATCGCATATAGATTAGAACTTACGGCAGCAATATCGGCAGGAGCGTCAGAAACAACAATCTGATCACGATTGCCCGTTTCAGACTCTTCATACACCACAAGGGCTCCAAGTGTATCTGTGAAAACGTATATGATTGACTCGTCATTAAGCTGGATCGAGCCATTTCCGTTTGCAAGATTAAAGGAAAGTGTTTTAGACATCTTATCTTGTTTTGTTTACTGCAAATATACCGATTATTTTCTTCCTTTGCGGGCTCTGTTTTGGCTGCGGTTCTCTAGCTCCATGCCCCCGTCCTTCTTATGGCTGAGGTCTACTCCTTTATTCCACCGCTTTCCGTATATCCCCCTCTTCTTAGCTTCACGATTCAGTTCAGCGCGATACTTCTTACGAGATGGAGTGGCCTGATACTCCTTATCGTAGGTGTAGTCCCTTCCGGTAGACTTATTGTATACCCGCTTCTTCTTCCTCATATACCACTCCGTAAATATCTATTGTTCGGATCCTGTAAACCAATTCCCCTTCAACATACATTGGATACTCCCTGTCTGGACGGAACATCACAATGTCACCAACCCTAACTTCTTGCTCCTGCATCCATTCATCACAAGCATAGACTCGGCCCATACGCTCTACTTTGTCCGGCGTACTCTTAATGTATATGCCGTTAACCATGGTTTGGTCTTCCGACTCTTCGATAGGCTGGATGAAGTTCCACCCGTCTACCATGTATAGTTTGCCGTCTCGCTTGTATGCGAAAATTTCGTTTTTGTCACACCTGTATTTGTCGCCTTCCAGTTTGTTGTCAACGATGGTATACAGAAAGTAAACGGTGTCACCCACTTCGATGGGGTGGAGCTTGCCGTCACTTGCCCCTTTGGGTACGCTGAGAACCACTCCTTCGTGGCTGTAGTTGTCTTCTTCATAAGGGTTCCAATCTCCAGGTATAATTATCTTTTGCCCATTCCCTAAGTCTTTTTCTTTCTTCGATTCATGCTCTGTGCGAACAATGTATTCGTCGATTAGCGCTTCCATGTGTTTCGTTTGTTCTTTTATTTATACCGGCTTTTCAAGTTTTAAGTAGATAATAGCCGTTCCTGTGCCACCCCCAACGGTAACGGTTATATCTGAACCAAGCGTACCCGTATTCACGGTTGTTATTCCGTATACCTCTGCCTGACCTGAAAGGTCTGCGTCCGTGAGGAACTCGTTACCAAGAGCGTCTGCAACAACAATTTCTAAATCCCCTGTTATTCCAACCGCTGCCACTGCTGATACAAAAGCCCCTGATGGAACGCTTAACGATGTTGTGTTCTCGTCAATTTCGTAAGGTTTCCACCCGATAACGTTTTCGTCAGAAATCCCAGAAAGCGTAGCGTCAACAGTATACACATCCCCGGAAACCAACGTAATATCAGAGTTAGAACTGTCTTCAGGGTTGGCAACAGCAAGAACGATATCACTCGTTAGGAATTTAGTAGTCTCGGCAGGTGTAGATCGCCCATTAACACCTACAACACTCAATGCTATCTTCTCTACCGTAGCCGCCTGAAAGGTCGTGTCCAACCCTGTCTCATCAACAACGATAGTACGAAGACCCTTCGGGAAGCCATACTGAATACTCGTATCACCACCACTCTCGGTAGCCGTTACGATAAACTTGTTGTTTATTAGGTGGGTCTTATCAGCAATCTCCTGATCACCGATACTCTTAACTGTTACCGAAATCAAATTCGACATTATCGTTCAATTTTGAAGTTTATGTCAACATCAATACCCTCTAAAGCCTTCCACTTTATAGTATCTCCATCAACATCTATGAATATCACATACGTTGGCTTACCAGTGCTCTCCTGATTAGCTGGGTCACGAACTATTCCGGAAATAGGAACGTCCCTCAGAACACCCTCTTCCGTAGGCAGCTTATGAATAATCTGACCCACATAGTAGGAGAATCCGCGATCACCAACATTGTACTTAATGCTGTATATCTCTCCGTTTAGAAGATTTTCCATAATTATCGTCGCCCTGGTCTGTAGAAGCTCCTTCTGCGTCTGCGGCGATCTTTTCGAGACGGACGACCACGACCTGCACTCGACTTATTAACCGCATCACGACCCGCCTCACGGGTAGCCTCATCTCGCGCTTCTCGTTCCTCTTTAGCTTGCTGTTCTCGAAGTGCGGCTTCAGCCGTCCGTTCGTCACGCTTCTTGCGAGCCTCGCTATACGCCTGACGATTCCATTCTTCCTGACGAGTAGCCAGCTCTCTTTCTCTTTCTCTGGCACGTTGATCAAGAATTTGTTGAGCCATAGAATCTCCATTTTTAGCCAGTTCAGCTAACTCTTGAATTGACTTTTGCTTTAGAAAGTATCTACGCCTTCCTCTCGCTTCTCCTGGAGTTTTCTTAGTCTTATTCTTACCGTCAGATCCGTCTTTATTTCGTTCCATTATCTTAGTATTTAGACACAAAAATAAACAAAAAATGGGACTATTAAAGCCCCATAAACTGTCCGGTTGTTTGATTGTTACCTCTTCGGTAACAACTCTCGATTAAATGCTGCATCACGTGTGATAAAAACAGATATGTATATATCGTTACCATTGATAGCTTCACCCTGTTGGAAGTATACTACGTACTTATACCCCTCAACATATATCTCGTAGATATCGAAAAACCCTTTTTGCTTAATCTTTAACCCCTTGTCATCACCGCACCATGAGTTCATCTTGATAAAGACATCAGACTCTCTCAGTTCAATAGATTCATCTAATAAGAGATGGGTCATATCATCTTCTGTATAGAGGAAGATGCTTTCAACCACGTAGTTGTCTCGGATGATCTCCTCTACTGTCGTTTGTGTAAACCCTACTGTCGTAATGAGGGTAAAAATGATTGCAATTAGGTTTTTCATAGTTTTTTGTTTTGTGTTACAGTTACTATTACGGCACTAACCGAATAAAGGTTACACTAATGACAAAAAAAGTTCAAAATAATTTCACGTAGATAGAAAAAGCCCCCGGAATTAACCGGAGGCCGAAACACAAAACCAACGCTTAGGGGGTTAGCGAGGATACCCAAAGATACAAAAAAGCCCCAGAATTAACTGAGGCTCCTCTTTTTGTCGATGTGCCACGTTGTAAAGAACGTGTTGATCGGGCGTGGCTTACCCTAAAAATGTATCTGATCGAGCTTGTCTGTATATCCTGGATCTCCGGCATACGGTAGTTCAATCAGAAAATCGTAGTAGTCTCCTCCCTCATACTGGCAATACACCTGACGGTAATACTGATAGCACGACTCCTCTACGGTGTCAAACTTCTGTATCTTTCCTTCCCACATCAACCCGAAGGCATTGTGGTATTCGGTATATGCGTATGATTTGAACCACCCTGTCTCCAGTATAGCCTGTTTGGTTGCTATCTCCGCGTGTTCACACGGCATCCACTGTGATAGGATAGTGAATATTAGGTGTGCTATACTCATTGCTTAGGGATAATAAATAAACATCCGCGCTGAGATCCTGTGGCCTTACTGTTGTAATACTTCTCATACCCGTCTTCTCCATAGATATCCTCAACAGCATCCTTGATCCAGCTCCATTCATAGTCCTGACCGTTATAGGAGTCGTAGTGCTTTTCCGGAAGCTCATGCTCTCCCTCCACCTTAAAGTCGTGGATTACGAGTATAGGCTTTTGATGGCTGTTCTCGATAACTTCAAGCTCATCCATTAACGGGCAGTAGTTATACCAGTGAGCATCCAAGAATACCAATATGTTCTTACCGATATTCTCCTCAAGGAACATTTCAAGACCTTCGGGGCTGTTACCCTTAAACATTGAAAAGTTGTCGTGACCTTCTGCGGTTAGGTACGTCAGCGCCTCATTGAAATATTTAGCGTTAAGTTCACAAGTGCAAACCTTGTCCACATTCTTTGCGAACCAGTTTGTACTTGCCCCCTTATAGGTTCCTGTCTCAACGACCACCTCCACACCGAAGGCGTCAATAATCTTTTTCATCTCCTCTTCGAGATGTACGTCTGAATTGAATGGCTTCATACTGTTACCCATTTTCTATTTAACTTATCCGGAGCCCAGCCGCTTTTTACGTTGTAGGACGGCTCCATTATCGGCTCTACATTTAACTATTTCTTTACAAATATGATGTTTAGGGGTGTATTCGCGTAATAGCTGTAACCCTTCTTTTCAGCAAGTTTCATCATAGCCCCGAACGATGCTCCGTAATACCTTGTCCTATCAAACCTGTGCTCAGGATCGTACTCGATAGTCTTACATACCCCATAATCAAAACATGGATTGAACTCCAGTATCGCAACTTTGTGCTGATACTTCAAAGCCTCCCACACCCAATAGTCGTTACCATCAATATCTATTGACAGTAGGTCAAGGCCATCATTAAGTCCCCTGTCCTCTATAAGCGTGTTTATGTTGGCTGGAGTTACTTCGACTTTCTCTACCTTGTCGTTAGCTGGTGCTATATCCCAAAAGTGAGACTCCCATCCAGACTCAAGGCACCATCGCGTGTTAGACTGACGCGCAGCATCACCACCACCGAACTCTAGGCTCTTACCTTTCTCAACCCCCATCTTTTCAAACAGCGATTCGAGTATCTTTTGCTCACCGCATTGGCTCCAATCGCTCATATCCAAATTTTTCAAAGTCCTTCTTGAATGTATCATACACCCACTGCTCGGACTCTTTATCGTAATATTTAGAGAAGTCTCTATCCCTGTTATTTGACACGTTCACCATCGGTAATTTCTCAACCCTTCCAAGGCATGTCTTACAGATTAGCGGCCAATGTTTGTCAAGATCCTCCATGCGGAACCAACTAACACATTCCTCACCCTGATCGTCAATGATAAACTCATACTGAGTGAGGTATTTATTAGTTCCGTGCTGGCGTGGAGCTGTCTTCATAAACTCTAAGAACCACTGCAACCACTCTTTGAACGTCATGTTCATAGCCCTGTCGTGGAACTTGTGCTTCTGAGCCCTTCGGATGTAGTGGTATAGGCTGACCATCCAATCGTAAGGGTTTCGGACGAATGTGAACTTAAAGGCCCCATCGAAAAACTCTTTATCACCATGAGCGTACATGTGTCGCTTTACATCAGCGATGTCTACGTGAACACCCATGAGTTCTTCGTGCTGCTCCTGTCTTAGGATATTGCGAACGGAGTTCCCTGCCGTCTTAAAGATGTGAATAAAGATGTAGTTATTCTGCTTAGATACTTGTGCCATGTCGCAAAGATATTACATTTCTTGGCTTGATTTAACGTCAAACTCCAGTTCTTCTATCTTCCGTTTCTGCTCAAGGATTATCCCCTGCATGTCGTGGCACTTTATCTCCACATCAGAACATCTTCTGTAGAGCTCTGTCCATAGCGCCACTGTCTCGTCAGCCATGTCTGCCATCTTATAGAACTCCTTTATCAGGTCTTCTCTGTCCGGACTCCTCTCTCTTACTGTTTCTGCCTTTGATTGCATCATAGCTGATATTGCATTTAGGTTAGATACAGCCACCACGTTTCCGAGGTCTGGCTGTAATCTGAACATTTTTATAGTGTCTGCTTTACTCATCTCCGAAGTCATTATCCTGCATCATTTCAATAATGTAATCCTCAGCACTCTGAAAGTCATAATCTCCTGATTCGACCCCAGGTTTCAACAGACCTCCATACCTGCGTACAGACTTAATATCACCACCATATATCATAGCGGCATCTTCGAGTCTACGGTGATACATAGTCTCCACGTCATCACTCGTTTGGTTTACTAACTTTCCGGCGGTAGGTTTTTTCCTCCAATCTGTAGGCGACCAATTAAACACCATCTCCACAGGCATATCAGGATACAACTCATTCCACATCTTCCGGTAGTCATACAGTTGCGCTGCATGGTGGTTTGTGTTTGGCGAATCATTACTTATCTGCCCCGTCTTAAAGTCGATTATAGCCACTACCCGCTTGCGGTTAAACGTCATTTCGCAAACAAAGTCACAAGATCCACCCCTCAAGAATGGCTCCCTACTGTGTAGCACTATCTCTGATGCGATAGGCTTGATTTCCTTTTCGATGAATAGCTGGTTGAGTGATAGCATGTCGTTACACAACTTATCAGCCCACCAATAATGAACAGGCAGTCCAGCAGCCTCACAGAAAACCTGTACGTCACTGATGGCATTATCCATATCATACTCCCCGTGGCGAACAAAGTTGTTTACCTGTTCGTGGAAGAATGTACCGTAAGAGCTGGTGTCTTCTAGAATCTGATCAATCTCTTCCTCAGACTTAGTTTTGTACCACTTTATCAGGAAGGGGCTTGGAGGATAGACTTCCTTAATCCATGATGTCGTTCCTACAAAGAATTCTGCCCTATCCATCTTCTCGTTTACCGTGAAGTAGTATCTCTCTTTACCATGTATTTTTGAACGATAGAATATCGTGTCAGGCATTTCAATCTCTAATGACCATGGTGCCTCTACTTTTTCAATTTGATTCATGCTTCGTCGTTTATGATTTCAATAGTCAATTTCTCAGTACCCCTCTCCACTTGCTCCATCACGATCTGCCAGTCATTCTTCTTAGCGATATCGAGAATATCCTCCATTCGCTTCTTACCAATGCTCTCTCCATGCTCTATGAACAGTATGCCTAAATCCGGATTCTGCGCCATGGTCATCTTAATCCCCAACTCGATAATCTCACTTGTTGACAAGCTCTCAGGGTGCACAGGAATACCGTTATACATCAGTTGCTCGTCGTCAAATGTAAGGCCTGGAACTGGACTTTCCATATCTTCACGGATAAATCTTTCCACCTCAGCCCTCATTGTTTCGATTCTGACAGTCATGCTCTCCACTTCTTCCTGCTTCTCTTCCAACTGCTCCTGCTTTTTCATGTACTCTTCGTACTTATCGGCCTGTCTGTTTATCTCTTCTGCGTGTTTCAGGTCTGATTTTAGCTCAGAGGTATCTATGGGGTTATTCTCAGACAGCCACTTATCAGCCTTTGCCTTACGCTGTTCTAATTCAAGCCCCTCTTCTTGAGCCTTTTTCAGTTGCTCCTTGAGTTGTTTGATCCGACTCTTATTCAGCTCTTGCTCTTCTTCGATAGCGTTACGCGCATCCACAGAACGGTCGTAGATATCATTATGCTTGTTGGCCTCCTCTATCTTCTCCAATACGGCAGATACGTCCACTCGCTGTACGTCTTTAACGTTCTTTCCGTGTAGCGGGTGCTTCTCGATATCGGTCTTTAGGTATTTGACATCCCTATTGAGGTCTGTTCTCTCATCATACAGGGCTTGGATGTTGGCTTTATGGTCGTCCAGCTCTTTGACAACATCTTCGGGGAACATCCCCTTAAATATCTCTATCTGCTTTTTCCGGCCCGTCTCGGTATTACTCATCTCCACAAACTCTTGTGGGTCGATACCTATATCCCCCACCAGTTGCTTTAGCGTTCCTACACGGGAGTCTTTCATGCCATTCATCTCTATGGTTACTTTAGCTTTCCCGTCTTTGACTTTAGCCTTGAAGGTTATAGGGTTCCCGTCCTTATCGGTGGCCTCTACTGACCATTCGCCCTTCTTAATTGGCGGCACGTCCTTAGAGCCAAGCGCTATCTTTATGGCTTGGATGAATGATGATTTTCCGACACCATTATCACCTATCAATAGAATGTTTTTCCCTTCCGGATAAGACTCTATGTCTTCCAGAACCTTGAACTCTTTGATGTGTACTTCTTGTAGTTTCATATCAGTCGTGTTAATTGTTGAATACATCGGTTAAGCGCTTCTACCTTACTCGTTATCACATCAGAGAAAGCGAACTCCACGTCCTCATCACGTTCTAACATCAGGCACATTATTGGTGGGTTGGCGTCTGTTTCCGGAACAAAAAATGCCTTTATGTCCCAGCCCTCTTCGATAAACTCTACTAAACTTCGTTTTTCCATTACATGAACCATTGAATAGCCATTCCAGGCTTGTTATACTTTCTGTCTTCGATTACTAATCTCATTATATCTGACTTCTCTACCTGATCCAGCATCAGTGCAAGCTGGTCAAGTTGGTATGGGGTTATTTGTCTGTAAGGGTTATCCATTATCTTTATGCACTTACCCCTACTTACCTCCCAATTTGCAGCTAAGTTGTCGATAGAGTACCCCTCATCCCTTAGCCACTGCTTTACGTACTTTCTGAACCTACTCTCTATTGCCATCGGTTAGTATTAAAAACCCAAATCCTCATCACTTATACGCAGTTCCTTCTTTAAGGTTTCAGTAGCATCAGAATATTTTTTCGGATTGGGGCCACCCTGCACCTGATAGAACTTCTGAGTAGGGATATCGAAACCTAATGATATATGTCCTGTCTTCCCCACTATACGCGGCTTTATCTTCCGGAAGTAGATGTCATAAGCATCACCCTCTTTAACCTCCTTATGGACAACAATAATATTTTTACCATTGTTATTCCACTCAGATCCACCCATCAAATTATACGTCGATGGTGGCCTTAGTCTCCCCTCCTTATCAAAGTCGTTAGCCGTAGGGTTTCTAGGGTGTATTATTGTGAAGAAGTGCTTCTCATATTTCTGACACAACTCATTCCTAAATGTCAGATGCCCCGCCAATGCTCTCGGATTATCAGCTACATCCAAAAAGTTCCAGGAGTCTATAGTCCCCGTGTGGATATCACCGTCTCTAACCACCATTTCCCAAAATTCCTCTGGAGCCATCTTAGGCCTCGACTTATCATCGTCCATATTCCTATCAATAATCTTAAAGTGCTTATGAAACCACCTTACGCCCTTCTCTATCTCTGAAGGGCTGATCACATTAGGATACTTAGGGTTAAATGTCTTTCCAGTGAACTTATGTATCATATTAGCCACAACCTCCTCCACTGAACCGTCGTCAGGCATATATATCATGTGTTTCAACCCATGGAGAACACTGGTATTAAATAGAACTTCCTTCAAGAATAGCGACTTCCCTGAGTAGGGGTATCCGGTAATATCCGTGCATGTCCCCAGCTTCACTTTATAGAACTCATCCGCTAATGAGTGACCTATATCGTATAGGTATTCGTGGTCTTCGTCCTTAAAACGCATCACGCGCTCCATCAGCTCATCTTCAGGTACTGAATAAAAACTCATGCCAGTTGCTCTCCTTTAGGTTTTTTAGGTATCTCGAAATTCATATACCTGTCAAGTATCTCTCCCCTACAAATATATTCAGGAGTTAGGTACTCATAGTTTTTTTCTTTATGAAAGTCAGAATTATATGCTGCGTGGATAGCTCTTAGAAAGTCCTCTCCACTATACCCGTCTTTCAGTCTCGCAGCAAACTTCTCCTTAGACTTCCTGTCACCACGATATTTCTTCCCCGTTATCTTATTGAATACAGATATGAACTTCTTGTAGTATTCAGCCGTTTTATCCACCTTTTCTACCCCCTCTCCACCTATCAAAGGTGGGCGCATGTGTGGGCGGGTACCTTCTGTATCCCAATAGCCATCTATGTTTGGCTGGTAAATCGCATGGGCGTTACGATTTAGTCTGTCTATAAATCGCTTCACTGTCTTATGGTTAGTGCCCCACATTTCTGCCAGCTTTCTAAGTGAAGGAATTTTCTTCATGTGCTGAAGATCCCAATACCACAATATCTTCTCAGGCTGTTCTCGGAACTCCTCCATTAGGGCCCCTATCTCTTCGTGCTTTAGGTCAAACTTCATTGTTACTGTCTTTCAAGCAAGGGCAGAACGACTCTCTAAGGCTGTCCTCAGACCTGGAGACTATCTTGCCATTAGGCGTCTTTATCCTCCAGTACGGTTTCATCTCTTCGTGCTCAAAGTCCTTTCCGTGGGAAAAAAAACGGCCTACAAATGTAAACCGCTTACCGTCGACGTTAAAACTGCATCCGGCAGCAGGTACGACCTTGCATCTACACCCACGCCATGAAAAATCGAAATCATTCCACATTTTTAGCAGCCCTCTTAAAACTCAACATCTTATCATACTGCTCCCTGATCTTAGCGCCATTTTTCTTAGCAGCCCTCTTTACATGCCACGGTAAGAAAGCATTCATCACCTGACCAAACCTTTCATCACTGATAGAATACTCCTCCAGCACCATCTGTCTAGCCCTCTCCTCACTCGCTCCATAACGCATTAAGTCTAAATACGTATTGCCTATTCTCTTAGACCTATCGGCAATCTTACCCGTGTCAAGACCCCTATGGTACGACGCATTACATTCTTTTGAGCAAAATGCGTTTTTATGGGGTTGCACCTTACATCCCGCCCTATGAAAGTGTTCGCCACAATAGTCGCACTCCAATATGTAACTGACACCGTTACCCGTTACCGTCCTTTCGATTACTCTCGCCATTATTCCCTCCTTTCTTAAATAGTTATTTCCAAATCCCTTACGTCCTTTCATTTCTTCCTGTTTGAATACCCTATTACATCACCAGACGCATCAATAAGAGCATACATACCATTACCAATACTCCTGCGTGATTTTACCTGGGTTAAGTCCAAATCTCTCTTCGTATACGAGGAGATTAGGATCTTGGTTACATCTTTTTTCATTCCAGTAAATTAAAAGTTAAACACCATCCCCATATACGCAACCACAAACAATAAGGTTACAACAACCCCGAAAAAAATCAAACCTTAGTAGCTACAATCAGATCTAAACCCAAAGCATCAACCAGCCTCTCTAAGTCCCCAGCAGGCATGTCACACAACTCTATATAGTTGTATACAGTAGACCTGCTCCTGCCTATCTTCTCAGCAATCCATGACTTATCCTTCTTCAAGGAAAAAGCATAGTCCAAAACAGACCTTACAATGACAGAATTACCTTTGAACCCCTTTTTTGACATAAATTCCAGTTTTTTGGATACTCACCGACGGTAAATGTATAATACTCTGGACACTTTTGCAAGAAAAACATGCTCATTACATGTCTTTTTGTGACCATAAGAGAGTATCCAATAGGTAATGAGAGAGGCTCCCGTTGTGGGTTATATGGCGTCGGGCGGGGGTGAGTCCGTCCCAGGAAAACGCGATCCTGGACGGGGGTGGGGTCGCTTCGCGTTCGCCATGTTTTCCGTGTGTTTCGTGTTGCAATACAGGGCGCAAAGGTTACAATTCAACAAACTTATTTGTTGGCAATGGTTGTTTGTCAGCTAGTTACGTATCAAGTTAACATAATAGTAATTATATGACAATGGCTTCCCTTACGTACGCGCGCGCGTTCTATTTTTGGGTTGATTGCAAGAGTTTTCTCTTTCTGATAACTTACTGATGTAGGTATACGGGTTGCGGTTATTACCGTCTTGGATGTTCATTGATACTTTCTATCTCTTTATATGTTTGCGGGTGCACTGTCTATTCCTATATAGCTTAAATTTTTATTGTATTTAGGTGGGTGCTTTTTTATTGGGTGCGGTTTGTCGTGCTTGTCCTTTTTATTTGCCCCGCTATCCCGTGGAAATACTGGCGATCTCAAATTATTTTAACTTTTTTTGTAACCTTTTTACCGTTCGTCCCGTTAAAATAATTGTAGCGCAAACGAAACAAGTTCTTTTACAGGCTACAAAAAGAAAACAGCGAGAACAGCGTAAGCCATTCTCAGTGCCGTACCAAGGTACGCAGCACGCCAAGAGTTTGCAGTTGTTCGGTTTGTTCTTAGTAACTAAATGTTGGAGGCTATTAAAGTAGGGGCGACGAGCCTTGACCCTCACAAAGCGGCAATTAGCGAAGCGAATAAAAGAAAGTTGAAATTTTTTGTAACCTTTTTGAACGGGTTTACGTTAAACTACAAAGAAGCACAAACTAAAAACCAACACGGCTGCGAAAGCAATGGAGGCTAGCCACCTTAGAGCGACAATACCTGGAAATTGTCAAGTGACCTTATCAGTTCTCACTATAATACTAAACTGAATTGCAGCACCGCAAAAATGGCCCCGTAAGGCTACGGTGTTAGGTAGAATAAGTGGATACCTTCCTGAAAAGTCCACCCGCGAACAACTACATACTTCCGTTCGTGTGCAATAGTCACCCAAAGAGTAGTTTCACCGCCATCTGAGGGGTATTAACCGAGCCATACGGGACTGAATGACGCAACCATTAGAACGCGTATTAATATATGGCAAATGACAAAGTAAACCTATTCCGTGTGCCAAGTAAACCGACTGGCGCACGATGAAAATTCAACCAACCACCGAATGATGAGGAACAAAGGGATCAATATATCCTGGAGTATAGGGGTTCAATTCCCCTACGGTGGTCTAACCAATAAAAACCAACCAAAATGCAAACTATAGGAACTGATATTTGTCTTAAAACTTGCAGGGATGAGGGTTACACGATGATGCAATTCGATGCACGTAAAAAGTTTGACCCTACAGCAGGATATCGAGTATTTGCCCACCTCCCTAAGTATGTGAGAGAGGGGTATATAGGGGAACGTACAATTTTGTACGACACTGAAACAACCTTTGAGGAAATGCGAAATCACTATCTTGAAAATAAGGATAGCTTTGACTCATTCGCCGAAACAAATGTTCACGTAAACTTTGAAAACCCCGATTATCACGACTTTCTGAACCTTGCGAGCGACTTAATGGCATACGGGGGATTTTTCGACCCTGTTTTATAACCAATAAACCACGAAGCCATGAGCCAAGCGGAAGCAAAATTGCGTAACTACCTACTAAAATACTACACTAACGAAAAGTATTTAGGGCGTTACATTGAAGACCTTTTGCCCATTGTTATCGGCAACAAGCCACCTATGACAGGGTTTCAAAAGGACTTTATTACGCAATACAATAAACACCTATCAAAACAAAATACTAACCACTAAAATTCCAGGAAAATGACCATCGAGCAAATAAGCGAAAAGCTAACCAACGTATCCTACGCCATGACTATGGATGGATACCAACCTACTGAAAAAGAGGTTAACGAACTTTTCCAAATGGCTGGCAAAGCATTGGGAACTAACGTTTTTGATCTCATCAGTGAAGAGGAAAATAAAACCCAAGAATTAGGCAAAATGGATATGCAAGATCGTATAGACTTTGTTTCAGACCTTTGCTTCCATTCGCAAATAGCTAAAATGCAAAGAGAATTGTAACCTTTTCCAGTCTACCCACGTAAGATAAAACAGAAACACAAACCAACAAAAACCAATATCATGACTAAAGCAGAGAAAACTGAAGAGTAAACCACGCTTACCTTGCTAGGCGGTTCTACCTACGCAGGGGGCGGACAACTAAAAGAAGTTACAGACGCTATCTATCACGGCAACGAAAAGAAAGGAAGAATTGAAACAAGATTTGGAAGTAAGACCTACGAGGGATTACAAGCTATGATTGAAAATGATTCTTATGAGCCAAAAGAGGTTGCAGAAGCTATATTTCATCCAAATGAAAGAAAAGGAACAGTCGCTACTTCTTATGGTGCTAAAACATTGAAAGGTTTGACGGCTATGATTGAAAATGCAAGACGTTCTACCTACGCAGGGGGTGGGGAGAACAAAAACCTGGAGGCATGAACTACCTATTCAGAGTAACACACAAAGAGACTGGCAAAAGTATAGTAGTTATGGGGGAGACAAGGTTCCACGCGGTGCAAATAGCCGCCCCCGAATTGCAGACACCACCTAACTACGCACTGTACTCAGTAAAAAAATTGTAACCTTTTTTAATCAACCTACGTAAAACCAAATAAAACCAATAACCATGATTGACAGAACATTCAAATTGCAGCCAATAGACGGACGTAAGACACTGAATAACCACCACGTAAATGAGTACGAAGTGAACGGAGAGCGAGTTAGCGACTTGATAAGCTATACCACGCGAGTGGCAAGCTACAATCACGCCACTAATGAGATCAGTATTTACAACGCTCAATCACAAACCACGGCACTACATATCAATGCGTTCCTAAACTTCTACGGGTTCGACACGATGACACGTAAAGAGATGCAGGAGAAAATATAACCAATAACCTAAACCAATAACCATGAAACACACACTAAATAAACTACTTTTTACGGGGCCGACAAAAGAACAATGTGCTAAAATTGAACGGCAGACACAAGTAGAGGTAGAATATATGAAATGGGTTCGCAACAACCCTGGCGCGTCTCTAGAAGAGGCGCAAAAAAAATACGAAGAGATTAACATTAAGTCGATAATCTAAATTAAACCACCATGAAACCAAAGCCAATAATGACAATCGCCACCGAGAAAAATCTATTCGAGATCATCGGTACAAAAGGAGAATACTACGTTTACCTCTTCCGCAAAACAATACCGAACATCCGTAACATACGACGTTACAAAGTAGGAATGATCGCGGCAGAAGTTAAGGACGGATGGATAACCCTATACCGTCGGACAAACAAAAAGACTACCGGACGTGAATGGACTAAGCTAAAAACATTTAAGCCTACCTTCGCTCAGGATATGGGAGGACGTATAGAATACTTTACCCGTAAGTTCTTTCATAAGTCTATACCTCACCAGGTACTGACTACTGGAGGGGATGTAGTTCCGGAACCGGAGGATGTAGTACCGTTCTAAGTAAAAAAGTATTTAAGTGGGTGAAACCTTTTTAGGGAGTAGCCCGTATAATTAACCAAACCTAAACCAATTAACCATGATCACTGTAAAAACACTTAGCAACGGACAGCGAGTAGCAACTAAAGGAGACTTGCAAATCGTTCAGACAAAAATCAATGGAAGGAGATTCAATGACTGCTCAGTAAATCACGGGGGTCATAGCGAAATAGTTCCTTCATCAGACGAAAGATTCAAGGATCTGTTTATCGCCCTGTCTCAGCAAATATAACAGCAATGGAATTTACAACGAGACATCTTGGGGCGTATAGCGGAAGGCCTGCAAAAATAATTGAACTAACAGTAATGGTAGAAAATTCAACCATAACAACGGAAGTTACCGACCTTGACGGGAGGGTGGATGTAGGCTTAATAGAATCATTAAGAGAACTGGCAGATGAATTGGAAAACCATAACGACTTAATAGATGAGGAGAGAGATCACGATAAGCTAACCCAATAAAACCAATCAACCATGAAAACAACAATCAAAGTAACCAACGAAGAATTGTTCAACGCTAAAATCTACGACGTTGACACCAGCGAACTAAGTCAGATCAACCCACGTACAAACTCATGCGAAGGCAACCTGCTAATCACACACAAAGGTTGTGTAAACGAAGAGTGGGACGGGGAGCACGGAGTAAACGAATACAAAGAAGACTTCGGATTCATCTTGGTGCCTGTTGAAGACTAAAAAAAAACGACATGAAACCTATAAGAAAGAAACCCCGTAGAACATACGGTACTCAGTGGATGCTGGCGATGGAAGCTAAACTTCACGCACAAAACCTGAGCTGAACTAACGGTTTGGCTATATGCTGAACGAGGAACGAGTATAGAATATAGCTGGTGTTATATGCTTTTATTTACACTTTATAAACTTTAAATATAAACAAGATGAATATCTATATAAAAGATGGAGTAGTTTATTATAAATACTCTAACGAAAGTATAACAGTTGAAAGACTAAATAAAGGTCTTTCGGTATTCTATGGAAAAGATGTTAAGGTTGATAAATTTAACTTATCAGATTTCGAGGGGGATATTATGGCGCTATGTTTCGGATTCAATTAAATACTTAATTGCATATAACGGACATATATCAAAAGAGGAAAACAAAAGGACTAATGAAAAAACTAATTTTTATCATCGGGCTACTGTCATCAGCGAACGCCCAAATCACGGAACAGAAAAGGGAGCAACTTTTCAAAAACCACTTGTTTAACCAAACAATCGAACGCAACATCACCATCGACACGCTGTACTACTTTGCTTTCAAGAATCTCAAATATGAGCATATCGTAGACATCGAAATCATGGAGTTTTCGGTAGAGGAGTTTGAGCAGTTCTACCAAGCTTTAACCATGTGCATAGACAACCAAAAGGAATACACCACTCCTGATTATATTGTTTCGCCTAACCGAAAAGGCGTGAATGTTTACACGGCAACAGGCTGGACGTTCATAACCAAGAAGTCGTATCAAAAAATATCCGAACTTTTTGAGGATTGATGCAACTATTTTAGTAGGACTAAAAAAAGGATACTAACCATGCACGACCCAACAACAGCAGAAACCTGCCCTGAGTGTAACGGATTCGGAGACACCTATGACGATGAACTCGATGAGTACGTTACCTGCTCCATGTGCGAAGGAACCGGAGAAGTCTGGCCCCACGAATTGCAGGACTGGAAAGATGAATGGGCTAACGATATATTTGAAGACCTATGATCGAACTAGAAGAAATACAATTCCGGGTTGTCGAGCGAACCGGATACGACCCGTGTGATAAGTCATCACGGAGAGTATACACATCAGCTAGGAGAGTGTTCATACATTCGCTGATAAAGATTAACGGGAGCCGTTCTATATACGGACGCATGGGTAAATCATCCATGGAAATAGGTGAATTCTTAGGACTATCTCACGTCTCCGTACTGAAGTATGCGAAGAGTGAA